ATCAGCGGTATCCAAGTCCCTAACTCCAGGTAGTGCCGCATCAATTTTGTCTATTGCTTGATCTACTTCAGCGATAATAGCACGATTTTCCTCAATGGTATGCTGTGCTTCTTCGGGAGTAGTTCCGTCAGTGGGTAAGTTAAACAGTTCTTCAAGTTTTTTAGTCATATTGTATTTAAGACAAAAAAGGACCCGGAGGTCCTTTTATAGTTTTTTAAATTTACCTATATAATGCGGTTTAGATGTACACGGCCTAAACTCCCAATTTAAAGAATTTAACTCTGTATTGGGCTGTAAATTAAATGCATCTCTTTTTAAAAACTCGTGATCTATGTTTTTGTATAAGTGTATCATTCCACGCATAAACGTTTTATACCCAGAGGTATTTTTAAAGTCGTTTAGCCAGTAATCCCATTCTTGAAACGTAGATTTAACAGGCTTATTGCACTGGAATGTTGTTAAATCGTAGTCCGGGTATATAGTGCCCTTAATAAATGCTTCATATATTGTACGATTAGTTGAACTCATTTGCCACTCAGGACGTAGCATATAACTCATTCTCTGATTTGCTTCTATTTCAAACCACTGCTTTATTAAATGGCATTGTTTTGAAATTAATTCTGGCAACTCTGGACTCCAGAAAAACAGCTCAACCGTGGTATTAGTATATCCGTTGTTAACTGTAGATGGTAACGCCGCATGTACCGGACGGTCCACGAATCTTAAGTAGATATTATCGTTTTCCATCTGCACCCGAGGTTTGTCAACACCAAATATTAATCCAACTTTTTTACCTTTGTCAAACTGAAGTAAATGATCTTTGTTTGTGGCATGACCAAATCTAACAATACAGCCTGGACTAATGTAATCGCCTGTCCAATAGATAAAATTTTCATCCCACACTAGATTATCGTTGATAATGTCTTTACTAAAATCATGTATAGTTATTTTTGTTTTAGGACTAACTGTTGCTAACCATTTAAGCAAAGGCTTTGCGGCAAATTCAAATTCACTAAATTCGTTTGATGCGTCAAGATTCTTTTCGTCGGGTGCATAGTTATTAGTGCCTGTTGTTGCGTGTCTAACTACTACTTCATCTAAGAAAAGACCTTGTTGTATAAAACTATAAAGAACTGTAGCACTGTCTGATCCGCCACTGAAGTTTAATATAAGATAGTCGTATTTTTCTCTAAGTTGTCTAGCTCTAGCATGATAATAATTTCTAATATCTCCCGGAGGCTCAACTGTCCAGTCAAATTTATCAAAGACCGCATCATTGAAATTCCAATGTAGGTCACTGTTTTTAAGCCCCAACTTGGAACCTGCTAGTAACGCACTGGCTTTATTCCAAAATACAGTATTATTGATTTCGTACCAACCCAGAGAAGGTGTTGGCGCCATTGTGGTGTGGTCAATTTTTATCATTTGAAGGATTTTTAAGATACTCTGATGTAGAGTATTTAATTAGTTTTTTCCGCTATGGAAAATTTGATCTTCAGTTACTACCCTAAAACTTAGCCCTTGGCTTTTACACCAGGCCTTGGCTGCTTGCCATTTACAGGCATTCAATATTGCGGCAGCTTGAGCTCGTGTACTACGTCCGGCTTCTTGTAAACTAGTTTCTTTTTTTGGTTTAACTTCGATAACTTCTGCGTGTTTTTTGCCAGAGGCATCTACGTAGACAATTAAGAAATCGGGCACATAGATTGTATTTTTATTTGTAAACGGATTACGATAATTGATGTGTATGGCTTCGCTGGCCCATTGTATTACATTTGGGTTATTGTCACAAAACCGCATGAATGTATGTTCCCATCCACTTCTATACGTTGGTGTTTTATTACCTACGTATTTGTCTGGGTTTAATATTTGATATTTTCCTTGTGCATACTTGCTCATAGCCGGATACTACGCTGAACGTACTTACTCTTTACTGGTTGTGTGTTTACACCCAACAAACTTGTTCCTACTCTGTTTAAATTTAAGAACATACAAAGATATGAATTAAGTTGACCCTTGTCTAACTTCTTAAACTCGTCAAGGATCAACATTGGATCTGTTTGTTGTTGTTTACTGGTATATATTACCGCACTAGCCAATGCTACTGCACTTTCTCTATTGTCGGTAATAGTTTGAAAAAACGAAACTATAGCATCATCCTGTGCAGGACTAATATCAATAGTTTGTTTAAAAAAATTGTTAAAGTATTTGTCTGTATCGTTGATGGTATTAAGATTAATACCAGATAGGTTTGTTGATTCCATAATTACCAGTCCTCGTCAAATGATACCGATGTGTCTTCAAATGGTTCTGATTGATACGATGGTGCTTCTTCGCCCCAATCCGATGAGCTCAATTCTACTTCGTATGACTCATATACTGTTGGAGGTACTGGGTCTTGTGCTGGCACATCTGTTACATTACCGTCGGCATCAACAATTAGTTGGCTTCCATCATCAAATGTTTGAATATAACTACCGTCGTCAAATACTTCTGCACCTGCTGGAGGTGTAGCCGGTGCCGGAGTCATTCCAATAATAGAACCTGTGTCATCTTCAAGGGTGCTTGATCCGTCGCTGTAATATGTTGTAACAGTACCATTTCCGTTGTCTACTGCATGGCTAACTAACTTGCTTGGTAGTTTTGGATTGTAATTACTTTGTTCTTGTTGTGCAACATCAACATTTTCGCCATTGGTGCGAATTACACCTGTTGCTGATTTTGATGTTGGCACCAAACCGCCTATACCACGACTGGCTAATGCAACACCGCCGCCAACTAAGCCAGCTATTAAACTATTTCCATACTGCCCAGGTCCTTGACCGTAGCCACCAAACCCGCCGCCTAGATTACTTAATGTTGGTACACTAATACCGGCCATTGGGTTTCCACCGCGTAAGATATTCATACCAATGCCTGCTAGTTCTGCGCCGGCAACTGCCTTTAGGTTCATACCTTTAGCATTGTTTAAAGCACGAATTCCTTTAAGCCCCGCTGCCAAGAAATTACCTTGTGCCAGGTCGTTAGTCACTTCGTCAATACTAGATAATAATCCGCCAGGACCAAGAATACTCTTTGTTCCGCCACCTGCTGGTGTTAGTGGACTTGGTGTGTGATCATAATGCAAGTCAGCAAAACCGCTAACAGTATTTTTACTAACATACCCGTAACGATACTTAACTGCTTCATACTGTATGGTCATTTCGTGTTGCATTAGTTCATTAGCGCCGTTCTGATGGTCGCCGTGACGGAATGATGTAATAACAGGATTAATTAATGTATATTCACTGAAACGCTTTTGATGCAAGCTATAAATTCTAATAGCACGAATATATTGTTGTGTGCTTTGATTACCAGGATATTGTCTAGGCTGGTATCCCCATGATTGCTGTTGTCTAACATCGTACTTGTGCGGTGCGGCATATACTGTTTCTTGATAGTCACCATCTCTGTAATAGTAACTATAGTAATCGTACCAAAAATCTCTAATTAGATCGGCGCTGTCATCGTGAAATGTAATTTGTATTGGATCGTATTTGATTTTGTTCTGCACAACGTTTACACGATTGTAAGCATTAAGAACTTTATTATCAATTGAGTACTTGGGAAGATTTGCTGACTTAACAATCATTCCCATCTCAAGCATATTGTCTCGAGGGACTCTTGTAATTTCGCTGTTTAGATCAAATGCAACATGGAATAAAAAACCGTACTTGGGACTTAATCTATAATTATCGTCAACAAAAATTTTAGAGGCGTGTCGATAGTCCTTGATACTATCGCCTTTGCCTAATTGTTTAAGAAACTGATTAATACTTGCCATATTAGATAACGATCCGTTTAATATATTTATGAGAATAAAAAAGCCCGGTTTTATCCGGGCTTGTGGTTCTAAAGTTTCGTCTGGTATTAGCCAGTGATAGCACCAATTGTACGTCCAACGTAACTTCCAATTCCAACACCGTTTGGAGTTTGAATTGCGTTATCAAATCTAATTGTTAAAGCAATCTGAACTGGATCGTTTGAGCTGTATGCCATGTCGCCGTAGTCAACTTGGCTAATCATACAACCATATAATTCCCATGTTTCTAGTATGTTTGGTGTGCTGTTGCCGTTACCACCATCTAGAACTTCGAATCTTAGTAGGAATTTATAATCAATACCGCTTGCGGCACTGGCTTGTTCCATGAAGTCAAATTGCTTCTGGATCTGTTCGCCAACTAGTTTAGCAACGCTACCTTGAGCATCGTCACGTAAGTTGACTGTTGTTTCTTGCCATTCTGGTTTACCCTGCAAGTATACTTTGCTGTTATACACATCAATAGTAATTGGGTTAAAGTTAACGCTAGGACGCTTGATGTCAACTACTTGTTTAGTCAACTCAACTTTTTCTCTGCCAGCTGATACGCCAAAGTTATCAAAAGTAACGCGGAAGCGATACTTTAACTTAGGCATTAACAAGCCGCCAGCATCAGCCCCAACTGGTACTGTGAATTTGCTTAATGATGCTGTTGCCATCTTTTGTTTCTCCTGTTACTATTATTTATCATCCTTTTGGGTCAACTGAGGACCCTGGTCCTCAGTTAAA